AAGATCGGCAAAAATGACCGCACTTACGCTAAAGCGAAATACAGGCATTTCTAAAATGAACAAATCAAAACTAAAAACTGATTTTATTTGTATCGCCACATCGGGCCACACCGTAGATCGTCGTAAAATTACGGCGCAAGAATTGAGGGAAATGGCGGAAACTTACGATCCAAAATACTACACCGCCAATCTTTGGCCGGAACACCGCCGCTGGTTCAATATGGGGCAAGTTATTGAAGTGAAAACCGAGGAAAACGAAAAAGGCGAAACAGAACTTCTTGCCATCATTGCGCCAAATCAAGAATTAATTGAACAAAACCGTGCAGGACAATACTTATTCACCAGTATTGAAATTACCCCGAATTTCCGCAACAGCGGAAAAGCCTACTTATCAGGTTTAGGTGTAACCGATTCCCCAGCATCCGTAGGCACCACAGAATTAAAATTTTTCAATGTTGAACAAAAAGGCAGTGTTTGCGGTGAATTTATCAAAGTAGATTTTTTTGCAAAAGAAGATGTTGAAGAAGAAAAGGCATTACGCACCTTAGCGAATGTTTTTAAAAAGTTATTTTCATCTTCCACCCAAACGGAAGAACAACCAATTCCCAATAACAACAATAATAAAGAGGACGATGCAATGAACGATAAACAGTTCGAGCAATTACTTGAGGCGGTGAATGGTTTAGGTACCAAAATTGACAGCCATTTTTCAGCCAAAGTAGAAACCAAAGAACCAGAAAACAAACCAGAAGAAAAGAAAGATGAACAACCGCAAGGCGTAACTGCGGAACAGTTCAATCAACTTTTAACAACGGTTCAGGCGTTGGATAAAAAATTCAACGAATTAAGCCAAGAACAAACTGAAGTGCCAAACGGCACACCAGTGGAAACTAAAACATTTAATGTGGCGGTGTAAACAATGAAATTAGAAACAGAAAAAGTATTTAAGCAGTTTTTACAAGATGTTGCGGGTTATTACGGCGCGGATGTAACGCGTTTAGAAAATGGTCAGTCTTTTGCGATTGAAACACCAAAAGAAATCCATTTATTAGGCAACATCCAAAAACAAGCCGACTTCTTGCAAAAAATTAACTACGTGCAAGTAGATGATGCGAAAGGTCAATTAATTTTTGGCGCGACTGAGGGAATCATTACTGGTCGCAAAGAAGGCGCACGTTATTATGGTGGCGTTGAGCCTTCTGGCTACGGCTATGAATGTGTTGAAACTGATTCAGGCGTATTAATTCCGTGGGCGCGTTTAGACCAATGGGGGCATCTTGCACCACAATTCGCGCAAATGTGGGCGGATTACGTGCAACGCCAAATCGCACTCGATGAAATCATGATTGGTTTCTATGGCGAAAGCGTGGGTAAAACCACCAATGACCCACAAGGCAAAGATGTAAACAAAGGTTGGATGCAGTTTGCCCGCGAAAACAAACCGTCACAGGTTTTAACCAAAGGCAAAACAGAAAACATCATCCGCATTTTTGGTGAAAATGCCGATTATAAAAATTTGGATGAATTAGCCTACGACTTAAAACAAGGCTTGCACGAACGTCATCGTGATGCGGGTGATTTGGTGTTCCTTGTGGGCGCAGATTTAGTGGCAAAAGAGGCAAGCGTTGTTTATCGCGGAAATAGCTTAATCGCTACCGAGAAAGCTGCACTCACCACCCACGATTTGATGAAAACCTTCGGCGGTATGCCAGCAATGATTGTACCTAATATGCCAGGTCGCGCAGCGATTGTGACAAGTTTGGATAACTTATCCATCTACACGCAAAAAGGTTCAATTCGCCGTAGTTTCCGCGAAGACCAAGAGGCGAAAGCGATCAAAGACAGCTATTACCGCAACGCAGCGTATGCTGTGGAAGATTTAGGCAAATTCGCTGCTATTGAATTCAAAAACGTGAAATTGGAAAACGAAGAGTAAAAGGTAGAACCCGAATGGGAATGCGAGATTTTCAACGTCAAATGCAGGCATTAGCAGACATTAATCAAGTATCAGAGAGCAATACACAACAAAGTGCGGTTGCGACTCACGGTAATGATTATGCCGTGCTTGAAATCGCCTTACAAAATGATGTAAACGCGGTGCGCGCATTCCCAACACGTGCCGAAAAATTAACTTACAAGCGCAACCGCTTTTTGCCGAAGTGGTTGCCCTTTGTGAATGAATATTTAGATAAAGGGGCAATTTATCAGAATGATTACTTGGTTTATTGCATTGTGTATTTGTTTGACATTGCTGATTTTGACCGAGCCTTGTCATTGGCTGAAAAAGCAATTGAGCAAAATCAATCTATGCCGCAAGGATGGCAAACCACATTGCCAAACTTTGTCGCAGACCAAATTTACAACTGGACCGATAAAACCGCCGCAGCGGGTCAATCCGTGGAGCCATATTTTACACAAACTTTTAAAAACGTGGCGACCCAGTGGAAGTTGCACGAAATTGTCACGGCGAAGTGGCTCAAATTAGCGGCGGCACTGCTTTTACGCAGTCCTCAAGGAAAAGTACAAGCCAGTGGTATTAATGATGCCGAAACACTTGTGCTGGCTATTCAATTATGTAACCGCGCTTTCCAACTCAATCAGAAAGCGGGTGTGAAAAATATGATTGAGCGTTGCATGATGCGTTTAAACGCATTGGCAAAATCGGGCGATTACGACCCGAATAGTCTTCCCCAAGTGGCGGGCTTGAGTTTGGAACCAAGCCAAATTGATTTTGATCTTGTTATTGAAAAACTCACTGCCCGCCCACTCCAAAACAGCGAGGAAGGCAATGTTTAACGGCAGAACACAAGATTACGATGATACAGTCATCACCAATAACGGCTTTTGGTCGGATATTTATGTGGAAGAGTTTCAAAAGCAACGCGCCATTCCATTACAAATTCCTGTGGAAATGGTGAAAACGGCACTCATTGCCGCCATGCAAGGCGTTAATTTAGATCTTGCCGAGGTTGAAGAAAATCACCGTAAAAGTGCGGTCAATTCTGTGCAAGAAATTTCAACACAGTGGATTAATGGCGAAAATTATGCCGAAACCCTGTACAAAAAAGCGGTATTTGCCAGAGCGAAAGCAGAATTATTACCTGAATTTAACACCCTATCAGGGCGTGAAATTCACCAAAACCGCGAATACGTGGTCGAGCAAAAAAGCCTATTGGCAGAGGCAACCCACGCTATCCGCACATTGAAAGGTAAAAAACGGGGATCGGTATGGCTGCTGTAAAGAAAATGCTGTATCAGCAACTGACGGAGTTTTTACTCACAAAATTGCCGAAACGTTATCACGGGAATTTTTACAGTTGGATTGAAGACGGCAAATTATTGAATGAAGGGCGACAAGTGACCGAAAACGGCATTGAAGTGTGTCACCTTTCCTATAACGGTGTATTTCACTTTGAGGCTTTGCCATTCAACGAAATTTCCCCCGCTTATCTAATGGCGCATATTCAAGTGTGGGTAAACGAAAGCGATCCAATGCGTGATGTATTGGATGAAAGCGAAATCCCATTTGATTTAGACATTATCGACGATAACACGGCAGATTTAATCTTTACTATCGCTTTCCGTGAGCCACTGACGGCAATGGAAGATAGCGAAGGCGAATTAAAAATTGATGGTGTGAATTATCGTTTAGATGAAATTGAAGTTTTCACGGCCGAAGAAATTGATGTTGTCGTAAGGGTTGAACATGAACATCCGAATGGGGATTGATAAAGAAGACTTAAAGAAGTTCTTGAAAGATCTTGAAATCATTAGTTTACCCGATAAGAAAAAACGTGAAATTTTAATCCGCTCTTTGCAAATGATTAAACGCCAAGCAGTGAAAAGCGCGGCAAACCAACGTAACCCGATGGGTGGAAGTTGGAAGAAACGAAAAAACGGTACAGCAAAAATGCTACGCCGAATTGCAAAGTTAGCCAACAGTAAAGCCGAAAAAGCACAAGGCGCATTGTTTTATAAACAAAAACGAACGGGCGAAATTGCGCAAGAACACCAAGAAGGAATTCCGCACTTATTTAAAAAAACGGAATTTACTGGCAAAAATAAAGGTGGCATTGGGTCAGACCCTTGTACCTTGCGCCAAGCAAAGAAATTAAAAGATTTAGGTTATACCGTGGCAAACGGTAAAACAAAAAATGGCAAGGCGAAACGCCGCAAGCCGACATTAAGTGAAATCCGCAGCACCTTATCACGTGCGAAAGCCAGTTTGATTATTCGTAAATTGGAAGAAAAGAACGGTATGAATCCGAGTAGACATTTAACCCAATGGATGATTCCAACGGAAAAACGCTCATTCTTGGATACACGTGAAGAAGAAAACGCCAAGATTATTTTGGCGGAAATTCAAAAATATACTCAAAAACAACAATAAGAGGACAGTAAAGAATGTTCCCATCCGTACAAATTAACGCCCTTAATCAGTTAAGTGGCGAAACCAAGGAAATTGAACGTCACGCATTATTTGTTGGCGTAGGTACCACTAATCAAGGAAAGTTATTGGCATTAACACCTGATTCTGATTTTGACAAAGTATTTGGCGAAACCGATACCGACTTAAAAAAACAAGTGCGTGCGGCAATGCTTAATGCGGGGCAAAACTGGTTCGCACACGTGTATATCGCACAAGAAGACGGCTATGACTTTGTCGAATGTGTGAAAAAAGCCAATCAAACCGCCTCTTTTGAATATTGTGTCAATACCAGATATCTAGGCGTAGATAAAGCAAGTATTGGCAAATTGCAAGAATGCTATGCAGAACTACTTGCTAAATTCGGTCGTCGTACTTTCTTTATCCAAGCTGTACAAGGGATTAATCATGATCAATCTGACGGTGAATCATGGGATCAATATGTACAGAAACTTACCACTTTGCAACAAACCATTGTCGCCGATCACGTTTGCTTAGTGCCTTTATTATTCGGCAATGAAGCGGGCATATTGGCAGGGCGATTAGCAAATCGTGCCGTGACTGTGGCTGACAGCCCTGCACGGGGACAAACAGGCGCATTAGTGAGCCTAGGCAGTGCCAATAAACCACTGGATAAAGACGGCAATGAACTTACCCTTGCGCATTTAAAATCACTTGAAACTGCCCGTTATTCCGTGCCGATGTGGTATCCCGACTATGACGGTTACTACTGGGCGGACTGTCGCACGTTAGACGTAGAAGGGGGCGATTATCAAGTGATTGAGAACGTGCGTGTAGTGGATAAAGTGGCACGTAAAGTGCGTTTATTAGCGATTGCGAAGATTGCAGATCGTTCTTTTAACTCTACAACATCAAGCACGGAATATCACAAAAATTATTTCGCCAAACCGCTTCGTGATATGAGCAAATCCGCAACGATCAACGGCAAGGATTTCCCTGGCGAATGTATGCCACCGAAAGATGATGCCATTACGATTGTGTGGCAAAGCAAAACCAAGGTGACAATTTACATCAAGGTTCGCCCTTACGATTGCCCGAAAGACATTACGGCAAATATTTTCTTAGATTTAGACAGCTTAGGAGAGTAAACAATGGAACGTATTAGCGGAATGAGTTTTGATTTCTATTTATTCGGGTTGCCTATTCACGCTGAATCCATCAGCTTATCTATTACTGATAATAGTGCCGTCGCACAAACACGTGGGATTCCTGATGGTTGGGTCAGCGGTGATGTGGCGGCAGAAGGCGAAATTGAATTAGATGCAAAAAATTTCTCAAAATTATCAGCTGCAGCCGCCGCAGCGGGAAGTTATCGCAGTTTACCTGAAACGGATTTTACTTTCTTTGCACAACGTGGCGGGATTCGCGACAAAGTGGAAACCTTTGGCAATAAGATTCTTTTAACTGATGTGTTAAATATCGATCCGAAGGGCGGGGCTAAATCTACGAAAAAATTAAAATATTTTGTTACAAGCCCTGATTTCGTGCGTATTAATGGTGTGCCGTATTTATCCGATGAAGATACGCGTGATCTTCTCGGTTAACCGAGTTTAGGTGCTGGCCGTGCTGACGTACAACAATTATAAACAAGCAAGTGCGGCCAGTTTCCTAAATGTTTTAAGGTGATTTTATGAATAGCAAAATAGATAGCGCAATTCCGTTTATTGGCTCACTCACTGCGCTTATTTCAGGATATAGCTTGCATGAATGGGCATCATTATTCGGTATTTTATTTGGTGCGGCATCAGTATGGATTGCTTACCGAAAATACAAAGAAGACGTACAAGCCCGCAAAGATGAATTAGCCTACAAAATGTTAGCGGCAAAAATTGAAGCGAAAAAATTAGGGATTAGTGATGAGTAAAAAATTTGGCGCAATGATTTTATGTTCTGCCGCAGCTGTCGCAACCGCTTTTTTTACTCAGCAAAAAAACTTGCCAACGGAACAGCAAAATAAAGTCAGCCCACAAGCCGTTTACATGATTGTGAATTTGGAAGGCTGTGTGCGCAATCCGTACAAATGCCCCGCTGATGTGTGGACGAATGGGGTTGGAAACACACATAACGTGGATAAAAGCAAGATTTTAACTATTGATGAAGTGGCGGCTGATTTACGCCAAAACATCAAAGAGGCTGAAAATTGCATTAATGCCGATTTTAACGGCAGAAAGATGAATCAAGGGCAATATGATGCCATGGTGTCTTTAGCCTTTAATGTTGGTTGTGCCAATATTAAAAGTTATTACAGTAAAAAGCATCGTATGACATTGCCGACAACGATTTATCGTGCGGCAAAAGAGGAAGATTGGACATTAATGTGTAATCACATTCCTGATTTTAGTAAATCAGGCGGTAGAGTGCTTAAAGGGTTGCAAATGCGACGAGCTAAAGAAAAAGCAATTTGTTTGGGGGAATATGGAATTTAAAGCCTTATTTATCGGTGTGTTTTTGATGGTGTTTGTGGGCTGTATTGGTTCCACCTTGCACTATAAAAAGCAAGCAGAAACCACCGCACTTTTACTTAAACAAAGTGAACAAACCATCGAACAAAATAAAGTGATGTTGCAACGGTATGAAACGCAAAATGCAGAATTGACCTATCAACTCAACCAAGCAAACAAAAAAGCCGAACAACGCCAGCAACAACTAAAGGACGTGCTAAACAATGCAGAAAATAAAAATTGGACTTATGGCCGCGTGCCTAACGATGTTGCTGGCGTGCTCAACCACCGCACCCAAGCCAAATAATATTCGGTTGATTTGCCCACAAACCACCGAATGCAGAGCATTAAGCGTGAATATTCGCACTAACGGCGATTTAGCAGAGAGTTTAAATAAGGCGTTAGATCGCCTTGATATTTGCACTACAGCGTATGCCTCCATAAACAAGTGCATAACAGATTTTAACAACCAAAGTAGAAACCAAAAGGAAAACTAAAAATGGAAAAAACACAAGCGCAATCATTGTTAGAAAAACTTACTGGAAATCTTAAAGATTCCATCACATTAAATGTTGCAGGCGTTGATTTTACCTTTATTCGAGATAACGCAGCTTACGATCAAATGTTAAATGACATTGAAAGTAACAATAAAGTGACGCCAATCAAAGATTATTTGTTGGCGATTGTTTCGCGCGAACAAAAAGAGGCATTACTTGAAATTATTCATGTCCCAACACTGGCGGCACAGCTAGCAGCGAAAGTAAATGAAGTGTTTGTGCCAGAAATTCAAATTACCGTAAAAAACTAACTGCGCGTGTGGAAAGTATCGAGCGCAATGGGTTATCTCAAGCCATTGCGCTACGTATGCACTATTTACCACACGCCGATAACAGCGACTACAATTTAGCGCGCGCGATATGGTTACACAAAGAGTGTTTTGAACAACAGGCAAACGCCGTCGCAAGCGGTATTGCCAAAGTCTTTTAGGGTTTCATTATGTCAGCAGTACAAGGGCTTGAATATATCATCAGCTTAACAGACCAACTTTCAGCACCGTTGAAAGGGGTCATGAAGTCTATTGATGATTTGGGCAAACGTGGCGCAGATGCGATGAAAAATATCGGCATCGGCGTGGCAGGTATTGTCGGTGCAGGTGTCGCCCTAAAAAGCGCGCTTGATCCAGCCATTGAATTTAGTCGCGCGATCAACGAAGTCAAAGCTGCAGGTATTGGTGCTAGTGGTTTAGAAAAGGTTGAACAATTCGCGCTAGATTTCTCTTCAAGTTTCGGCATTGCATCAAATGAAGTGGTGAACTCAGTCAATGAAATTGCCCGTGCCATTGACGGCTTAACCGATGATGAGCTGATTTCTTTTTCTAAAGGTTCGAACATTCTCGCTAAAGCGACAGGCTCTAGCGTGCAAGAAATGGGATCTTATCTCTCTACTATGTATGGGATTTTCCAACAAGAAGCTGATCGTATGGGCAAGTCTAAATGGGTTGAAATGATGGCAGGGCAAGCTACTTTAACCGCAAACATGTTCAAATCGTCTGGTGAGTCACTTTCCCAAGCATTTACTAATTTAATGTCAACGGGTCAATCAAAAGGCGTTGAGTTGGCTGAGCAATTCGCCGTTTTAGGTAACTTGCAGTCTGTAATGCCAGGGGGAATGTCGGGGACAAAATACGCCGCGTTTTTAAATGGTGTAGGTAAGGCATCTAAAAAACTGGGTTTAGATTTTTTAGATGCGAATAATCGAATGTTACCGATTACCGATATTTTAGCGAAAATTAAGAAATCTTATGGTGACACCATTGATGAAGTTGAGGCTCAACAGCTTGCAAAAGCATTCGGCACAAATGATGCGGTGCAGGTGATTAACTATTTACTGCCAAAAATTGACAGCTTGAAGGATAACATCAAAGAAATTGGTGGGGTGAATAATTTAGATGATGCTGTACGTGTATCCAAAATCACAACAGATTCATGGATGCGTTTTTCTGCCATTTTACAAAATATCAAAATTGCCATTGGCGTTGAAATTCTTAAAAAGATTGAACCGCTCTTTAATCGTATGGCAGATCTAGGGCAAGAGTTTGTTGCGTGGCTAAAAACTTATAAAAATATTGCACGTTGGATTGGTTATGCTGCGGGAGCATTGATAGGCTTTACAGGTTTAACTGCAGCATTGACTTTAATGAGTGGCATTATATCGGCTATTGGTGTGGCGTTCTCTTTTCTTGCAAGTCCTATTATGTTGGTTACTGCAGCAATCGTGGGATTGGGAATTTTTATTTATAAATTCCGTGATGAATTTATGCAATTTATTAGTGGATTTATCCAAGGTTTTAAAGCTGCGGGTGTATCTCTTGACCCATTATTTAATGCGTTTTCTTTAGTGTGGGGAGCATTGCAAAAAATCGGCGCAACTATTGGGCGTATTATTGGCCTATTTGGTGGTGCTTCTGATTCAGCTTATAGTTTTCAACAATTCGGTATTGATCTTGGTTATGCACTGGGCGTTGTGTTTAACACGGTGCTTGATGCAGTTGAATTGGTCGCACAGGCATTTAATTTTGTTGCAGATGTGTTTTCTATTGTGGTGAATAGCATTATAGATGGTTGGCAAGCCGTGCTAACCCTATGGGATAGTAGCGCACCGATTGATAGTTTTCTAAAAATTGGTGATGCATTAGGAAATATCTTTTTAAATGCTTTCCAAGGTATTGTGAATGCTTTTGTCAAAATGCTGAATTTTATTATTGAAAAAGCAAACTCATTACCTGGCATTAATATTCCGTTAATTCCAGAGTGGAAAGATAACCCTACCGCACAAGCATTAAGCCCAGCACTAGCTATGGGGGTATCAGACGGTTCAAATTTCAGTTTAAGTGATAGTCTACAACCACAATTAAATTCGATGCCTCAAGGTTCTGTGACAAAAACATTGACACAAAACCGCACAGAACAACGCACTGTAAATTATGGTGGTGTCACTATCAATAGTAACAACAGTGAAGAAATTTGGCAGAAATTGCGCAATAAAGAACAGTTAGCGGCAGGGTGATAAATGGAAAAACTTTACCTTGATTTACTGATTACGGGCGAAGACATTACGCTAGATAGCGGCAATCAGCCGTTAATTTGCGATAACCGAATATCTATTGCGCAAGATATTAAACACGCCATTTTAGAAAGTGGATTGGCGACACAACTTATCGCAGAGCGTTCGCGCATTTTACGCCGCGATATTATTTTGCAAATGGTGTTATTGGTTGAAGAAGATGTGCGCTTGATTCCAGGTACTGTTTCCATTAGCGAAGAACGTTTAGGGCAGTTATTTATTACCGCTGAAACTTATGAATTTGGGCGACTTGATGAATTGGAGTTACGTTTAAATGAGTGAAAATTTTAAACAAATGTTAGCTGAAAGCGGATTGCCAACGGAAGAAACTCAAATCCGACAAGAATTTGAACGCTTAACTGCAGAAGAAGGATTGATTACTAACACAAACCGAATGAGCCCATTCTGGCGATTAATCACAGCCATTGCGGTTAAGCCTGTGAAGTGGCTGACAGATCATTTAATTGCTGAAATTCTGCCGAATTTATTTGTAAAAACTGCAAAAGATAGTTGGTTACAAATTCAAGCGTGGGCAGTGGGTTTAGATTTTAAAGCGGCAACAAAAGCAGAAGGTGTCGTGCATTTTACAAAAGAAAGCGATGTAACCGATCTCACCATTAAAGCGGGCACTGTGATTCAGACAGAGCGTATTAATGATGTGATTTTCCGTTTGATTGTGACAAAAGATACCCTTATTCCTAAAGGTGTGTTGCGTGCGCCTGTGCCAGTACTCGCAGAGCAGGCTGGCGCAAATTTCAATTTGGCTGCAGGTTATTATCGCATCTTGCCAGAATCTATTGCGGGAATAAGTGCGGTAGAAAATTTAGAAAATTGGCTTACATCGCCAGGTGCTGACAGAGAAACTAACGACGAATTACGTGAACGTTACCGCACACAATTTTCGAGTGTTGGGCAACACCATATCGACAGCGTTTACAAAGGCATGATCGCGAAAGTCGCAGCCTTATCTGTGAATAGAATTTATTTTAAACACGATGCGCCACGTGGGCCAGGTACGGCAAACGCTTATTTGTTATTGGACACGGGTGTAACCAGTCAGCCGTTTATTGATAAAGTCAATCGACATGTGCGTGACGAGGGCTTTCACGGCCACGGTGATGATTTGATTTGCTACGCTATGCCAGAAACTAAACATAATTTAACGTGCGCCATTTACTTCCAGCCATCTATTTTTGTCGGCGAGGTGCGCAAGCAAGAAATCGTGCAACAGGTTGAAAATATGATTCGCTGCGCATTTCGCGAAAATAATAATTATGGCGTAACAAGAACTTACCCTTTTAGTCGTTTTAGCTGGTCAAAATTGGGCGAAGAAATCCACGACAACATCAGCGAAATTGCATCTATCGTATGGGGGCAAAGCGATATTCAAAGCGAGTTATCAATTCCACGTATTCAGCAGTTATCAGTCACAGTCCAAAAGTAAGGGGAGAAAATGAAAATAAAATTGCCCTTTTGGATGGATAAAGGCGAATTAAGCAAAATCGCCGTGCTATTCGGAAA